AACTTATTTGAGAACCATTCCTAAGTATTAATGATAGTTCTGTTTCATTTGCATATTTAATCCATCTCTTTTCAGTTGTAAGTTTCTTTAATTGTTTCCACATAATCTCTTTACTCATTCTGTAAGTTGGTGCTACATAAAATATTTTTGAGTTTGGTTTACGACTTGCAAATCTTAATAGTTCGTACATAGCTAGATGAGTCTTGCCGAATCTTCTTCCTGTAATTAAAACTCTAAATCTATTTGGACAAGTATATACATCTAGTTGTGGCTTACTAAATGGCATTTAATTAACTGATTTATTTATGTTCTCTAAATCTTCTTCTAGCTTTTTAATGATTATGTTTAATCTTTGTATTTCTTCTTGGTTTAAATCGTTTTGTTTTAATGCTTCATATAATCTTACTTCAAGATCATGGCTTCCTCGCATCTTTTTATCAATCATGCTCTTTGGCTTTTTTCTTCCACACATTTGAATATCAAATCCTTATATACTATACCTTGTTCGTTTAAACTTTCTACAATTAAGTCTGCTTGTTTATCAGCAAAATTAATGCAATCTTCTAAAGTTTGGAATGTTCTATTATCTTCCATTTTTAAAAATATGGGTCTATATTCCTGTCCATTAAATATCAGCAAGAAAAATATAGCAAAATATTCCACTACTTTTTCTTATTCTGATATGCCCTCAAATATCTTCTGCCTAAAGCTACTGCTTCAGATTTGCTTTTACCTTTATAACCCCAAGCTTCTAAGCTTAGTTTTAATCTTGTCTTACGACCTTTAGCATCAAATAATCTACCTCTTGAACTTCCCATTCTAACTAGGAAACTTCCTTTACGTCTATACTCGCTTAACGTATCTGGTCTAGTTCTTACTGGTGGTCTTAGATTGCTACCAGTTGCTTTGTTATATCTTGCTCTACCTGATGCAGTCAATCCACCTCTTGGGTTCTTGTCAGATTTTACTAAACTAAACTTTGTCATATTTCTTTGTGTTTAATGTTATTGCTTTTGGTTTTTTGATTGTCAAATTATGTTTCTTCATCAATAATAATACTGTGCAGTTATTACAAGCTTTAATATGCTGCTCTAACTTGTTATTCATTTCCTTTTTACAGAATATACATTTACTTGCCATCTTCAGCTTTTAGTTCAATAACTTCTTTTGGTTCTTCGTGTTCTATGATGTCATAGATTGGCAAAGGAACATTATCATCAGTGTTTTGTATCTTGTCGGTTTGTCCAAGATAAACTTTGCCTAACCACATAGCCATAATACTGGAATTTAATTTAGTAGCAATATCAAATTGAGTTTTTCTGATTGTTTGTTTTGCGTTTGCAAATCCACGTTTGATTGCTTCCTTAGCTTCTTGATTTCTTTGAATGGTGTCATGTGAGCAACCAATGATGTCGCCTATTTCTTGTAAAGTACACATAATAGATGCTAATTTTTCTATTTTGTCTAAGATTTCTGGTGTAAACGCAAAAGCTGGTCTCCCTATTTTCTTAGGAATATCTATTACTGGTGTATTCTTATCCATATTAACCGACTATGTTCGTTAAATGTTCTATTATTATCTTTTTAACGATTTGTAAAGAAACTCTAGTAATTGTTGGTTCTGATAAAGAATATGACAAATACCATTTCCTAAAGAACTACATACTGTTTCTTCGGCTTTAGCTGGTAAATCAATCTTATATTCGTCATGAAGTAAATGAAATATCTCATGTAATACTGTGTTAGACATTTCTATGTTATCTAATGATTTGTCTAAAGTAATTTGATTTTTGTTTGGACAGAACTCACCGAAAATCTTTTTCTTATCTGCTTCAGTTTCGTCAATGAACTCTAACTTAACAAGTCTGCTTCCAAAGACTATTTCGTTAGGTAAACTCATTTTGATTTAAGCTTCTTTGCTATGTAAAGGTTTTTAACAAAGCTGTTTTTCTTGCCAAATTTTTGACCTGCTGATCGTCTTGCAGATTTATAAGCTTTTGATTTTGTATTAAATGGTTTTGGTTTACCAATATTAGGTGGTCTTTTAGTTTCCCAAATAGGTTTTTTCATTTCTTTTTTTTCTTAGGTTTTTTAGTTCCGTAAACTCTATATGTTCCTTTAACCTTCATTTTATTTTTAATTAGAACTGCTAAAGTTGATGATGTAGTCTCATTTGCCATTTTTAAATCTCTTGTTTCTAAGTTTGTTAAAATGATTCCAAATAATTCTATCTAAGAAATTGTTAATCTTAATTAGTATTTTAATCATATTTTACCTTTGTATTTAATTAATATCTGCTTAACATGATTTGCGTATTCTTTGCTAGTGCTAAAATTATCTAAAGCATCTGCTAGTTTCATTGGGTCTTTTGTTCTTTGACGCATCTGTCTAAATTCTTGATAGTGATGGTTTTCGTTAATTGTTAATATATAGCTTTTTACTGATTGGCATTTAGTTTTGTATGTTTTTACTCGCCAATTTATTGATGGGTCTTGATTAAGTGGTAACATACCTTCTTTAGACCAAACTCTAATTCCAAATAAATTATTTCCTTCTCTAGCGAACCTAGATGTTCCAAAATTAGATTCTACGATTGCTTGTGCTATGATTAATGATGTTGGTATTTGATGTTCCTTCCTTATGTCTAGGTTATGAAAAGCAATACATTTTTTCATGCTTTCAATAAACCTTTCGCTAGACATATTTTCTACTTTAGGTTCAAAGAAACCTATCTTCCTAATTTCTTCAATAGTGCTATTCCTGATCTTTTCTTTTGTGCTAGAGTTCGGAAAGAATGTTCCACACACAAAAACCAAAGACAAGAATAAACAGACAATAGAATAGTCCCATAGTTTTATACTAAGTATTTTTGAGTTCATTTTTAAAGGTTAGATAACCTTCCAGCTTTTAAGCTTATCTGTGATTGAGTTTATTCCTCAGAATCTTCATCTTCGTCATCTGAGAAGTCATCATCTGAATCGTCATCATAATCAGATTCATCGTTCTCATACTCGTCAAGAGATGATTCAATTTTATCCCTGATCTTAGCATTAAGATCATCAGCTTTATCCAAAAGCTTTAGGATTTGTTCTAGTGTTTTGTCCATAACTACATTCTCCAGTTAGTTAATGGCGAATCAGTAATGTTATTTTGTGATTAAGTAAATATATAATTTTTGTAGGGTGGAACATAGTCCACCCTGATATCCTATATAGTGAGTCGTATTATAAAGATTTATGCTTTAATATCAAGAATTTAGTTTATGCAGAACCCATCTTTCATAGTCATCTGCGTCAAGTTTTTCACGCATAATTTCAAACTCGTTTTTTTCTTTTGGTTTCTCTATGATCTTAGTTTTTAAGTCTTGCAGTGTAGGTATGGTAATTTTCTTTGGTGTATTAGACATATTGCTAAGACTTAACATATTTTTACCTATACTAGTAGTATTAGTATAGTATTTATTGTTCTGTCTGTCGTTTTGTGTGTCAATTAGCTTAACTTCACTCAAGTCATTAACTTGAAATTTGTTATAATTTACAATGGTATAGACAGATAATTGTTTAAATAAAGTGTGTGTCAGCGACTGTGTCGTTTCTAAATTCCTTAAAATAGTTCTAACCTTGCGTTCTGTAAGATTAAATCTCTTACATAAATCTCTTATAGAAACAGTTAATTGACCACGTTTTAATACAACTTTTTTTCTTCTATAAGTTACAATAGTTGGTTTATGACTGGCATGAACAACCATATAAATAAATATCAATAAATGATTATTGTCTTTTAAATCTTTATTATCAAATATTTGGCGATATATACTTACCCAACCTTCAGTCATTTAACTTCTGCCTTTACTAAATCAATTACTTTAGATGTAAATGTTTTAAGTCCATTTTTATTTGTATCTTTAACAGCAGAATAAATTGTAAACCAAGATTTTTTATATGCCTTACCAATATCATTGTAAGATAATTTTGTTATTTCTCTAATGACTGCTAGACAAACTTTATTATGTGGAACTTCAAAAAAATCTAAGTCTTTATAAAGTTTATGATTGCAAAGAACTTTTTTTGTTATTTCGGATATGTTCTTTATAATTGAGTTTTCCATTGTAACTTCCTTCCTGTTTGGCTTGGTTAATTTTATTACAAGGAGATATACTAGCTAACTTCATAGAAATCAATATAGGATTTATATTATATTTTTCAAAAAACTCTAATTCACCTATAATATGTTGTTCTGTATGATGTTGAAAACACATTGGTATTAAAAACCTGCAATCTCTAATTCCTTTACCTACGTTACCTACTTTAGGAATTGATCTTATATGACAAGATTGTACTTGAGTATCGTTTCCACAAACGACACAAGGAAAAGAAGCTACGAACTTCTGATGCTTAACAGAATGAATTATGTTTGCCTTCCGAATTTGCATTACTTTTTCTTGGCTTTTGCTCTTGCGTCTCTAGCTATTGATAATGCTATAGCTACAGCTTGTTTTTGAGGTTTTCCATGTTTAATCTCAGTACCAATATTTTTACTTATTGATTTTTGAGAATATCCAAATTTTAAAGGCATTGTTTCTCCTAGTTATTTTAACGTGGCTAGTAGGGAAGGCACTACTAACCACAATCCTTAGTATCAAATATAGAACAAAATGGCAACGATTTAAGTCATTGATTTAATTAATATATTTCTTATATAAAATATCATTTTAAAGTTGATATTAATATTTATATAACTATATTGATTTTATATAAACAAAACATAAAGGGAAAATATGACAATAATACAAAAAGCATTTAAACTTTTAGAAAATGCAAAAACTAGAGAAGAATATTTAAGAGCAACAACTATTCTTAAATCTTATGGTGCAAAAAAAATCAAAGATATTAATGGAAATATTATTTGGGAAATTTCTGTGCCAGTAACAACAAATATTAATTAAATTAACTGGGTGGTGTAAGAGCCACCCAAAACAAAGGAAGGAAATATGACAAGAGAAGAAAATCAAAAAATACTTAATGACTTTGTAGTAAACAATTCAGATAAAGTTATGAAAGCTCTTGCTCAAGAACTTAATTTTGATGTTCGTGAGTTGTATGAAGCTTTTGACAAATCAGATGAAGTTAAACAACTTGTTTATAAAGCTATACAAAAAAATATGGATAGTGTTTTAGCTAGACAAGAGGATTAATATGAAAAAACAACTAGCAAAATTACTCAAATCATACCATAAGAAATGGGATTGCTTTGGCAATTTAATTAAATGCAAAAAAAAGAAATAAACATGATTTTTTCAATGACTGATTTTGAAATGCAACTTGTATTAGCTTCATTAAGAAAAACTTTAAGTGATAAAGTTATGGAGAATAATAGATACAATAGCAATTTAAAAAAACTTGAAATAAAAATCAATAGAATGATTGAAAGGCAAACACCAAATGTTTGAACTTGTTAATGATGTTGGGTTCTATTGGTTTGTTTGTGCAGTAATATTAACCTTAATAATAGGAGTTATGAAATGAGTAGAGAGAATAAAGAAGGTTTGCTGTTTCTGGTAGCATTTATTATTGGAATTGCAAATATTATATTAATGTACTGGTTATTATATTAGATGAAAAAAACAGTGGACATTGGTATTCTAAAAGGTTGTTTTGAGATATTAAAGAAATATTTTATTGTCCAAGAATTTACTTCGGTATATAAAATAACTGAAAGTGAAAAACAACTATACAATAAACTTGCTAAAATAATAGAAGGCAAAAATGTTAAATAAAGATAAACTTAGTAAAGCTTTAGGCGATTCTGTTATGCGTGTTAAGATGGAAGAAGCTTTAAAGAAGTATCAAGAACGATTAGAAAAACAAAAACTGGAGAAGGCAAATGAAAAGCAAAGATCACAAACTAGCAAATAGAGTCTTAGAAATTTTAATAAAGAATCAGCGAACTGAAACTTTATTGGAATACATAACTTTGGCATGGAAACAAAAACCAATATTAAAAAAAATTGATATTGCTAATATCCATACTGAAGATTATTTAAACAAAATAAACAAAGGGAAATATGAAAACATTGTTAAGTTTAATACTTATTTTAACAATAAGTAATTGTGCATATAAACCAATAATTGATACCAAAGGCAGATCAGGAACTTGGAATGAAAGTAGAGCTGCTGAAATAACTGACGATATTCAACATTGTACTAGATTAGCAGAAGAAAATACTAATCAAGCTGTTGAAGCAGGAAAAGGGTTTTATAATTTCTTTATAAGACCACAAACTTTATGGTTAAGTCCAGAAGCTAAGTACGATAGAGAAACTTATATTCGTAATTGCTTAAAGGGTCGTGGTCATAACGTAATCAACTAAAGGAGAAGGCATGAAAACAGTGCAGCAAGAAATAAATAGACTTTTATTAGAATCTAAAACTAACAAATGGATAGTTTCTAATGAAGCACCATACTATTATGATTTATGTTCTGTAGAAGATAAGACAATAACTTTAGATGAGTTCTACAAGTCGTTTCCTTATCATAACCCAGATATAAATTGTGAATATTGGAAAACTCAACACAAAAGATGGAAGGATATATGGAAACAAGACGTAGTATAAATGAACGACTAGCAAGTAATCTTAGATTCTTGCGAATCAATACAAAGGTAGAAGAACCACTAGGAAAAGTTAAATATATGTCTCAAAGACATTTAGCTGAGTTCATTGGTTCTCATACTCAACAAATAAGTAAATTTGAACTTGGAACAAATCAATTATCAGCATCTCAGCTTTATAAAATTGCTAGATTGTTTGATGTGCCAGTTGATAAACTATTTGATGAGAACTTACCTAAAACAGAATTTAATAAAACAATAAAGAACGATATATGCTTGATGTAATAATCGTTATAATAATATTTGTTGCTTTATTATGGGTAATTAATAAGACTAACATATAAAACAAAGGGAAGGCAAAATGGAAGAAATAAAACTATACAATGGTCAAGAAACTTTATTCTTTGACCCAATTCAACATCAATACTTTTGGAACAATGAGCAACTTCCATCTGCTACTGGTATAACCAAAATCCTGACACCGGCAAACGTGATCGGTTTGTGGTCTGCCAAGATATGTTCTGAAGAATTTAAAAAGTTAATTAGAGCAGGTGTTAGCTATGATGAAATTGAATTAGCTAAGATTGCAGATCAAATTAAAAAAGCACCTAATCAAAGTATGGGAGATGCTGGTTTAGTTGGGACTCAAGTTCATAATTTAATTGAAGATTATATTCATAAAGGAATTGTTCCTGAGATTATTAATCCTGAGATTAAAAAATCATTTGGTAAGTTTAAAGAATGGTACGATAAGCAACAGGGTTTAGAAATTGTATTTACTGAACGTAAAGTGTTAAGTCGTATTCATAAATTTACTGGAACTCTTGATGCTTTGTTTAAAAACAAATCAGGAGAACATATTATCTATGACTGGAAGTCATCATCAGGAATAAGAGATTCTATGTTAGTTCAAATCTATCTTTATAAGATTTGTATTATGGAAGAACTTGGAATTGATGTTAAGCAAGGTGTGATAGTTAATTGCACAAAGCAAGGCAAACTAAATATTAAGGAATTTCCAATAGGAGATGAACAGGCAGAAG